ACCCGACGACGTTTCTGGAATGCCAGGTTCCCGCGTTTCCGTTCGCCCGCGAGTTTCGGTGACCCGTCGCGCGTCGGGTTGACGGTCGGACGAACGCCCGCGGCGCGCGCGGGTGGCGGTTGCGGCAATTTGGCGACGACGTCGCACAGGTAACACCCCGACCCGCCGCGTTCCAGACTGTCGCGACACGGACCGAACCCGCATCCATCGGGGCGCGTTGACTGTTCGGGTACGTCGACCATGATTCCGGTTTCACGTGGAACGACGAACGGCCGCGGTGACCGCGTCGATCGCGCCCGTGATCGCGTCGGGCGCGGGATAGTCGAATCCTTGCGCGACTAGTCGGACCTTCACCGCGTCCGCCAACGATCCGAAATCCAGATCGGGATTCGCCGCGAGTTCCGCGCGCGCTATCGCGCACAGGACGCGGTGATCGGGGATCTTTCCGTTTTCGTTTTCCGAAAAACCCGACGCGTCTTCGCGGCGGTTAGTACAAGAATCAAGAATCAAGAATCCAGAATCCACCGTTCCTTCCGTTTCTTTCCGCGGCAATAAATTTCTTTCCGCGTTTCGGCGGAATTCCGCGGGAATCGGCGGGATCTTCGATTCAGGCTCTTTCGGGTGGGGGTGTTGGTGTTTGTTGAACGTCCGTATCTGGACGTACGGTCGCGCTTCGACTTCGTACAGGACGACCAGACCCGCACGGTCCAGGATGTCCAGGACGACCGCGACGTCGGTGTCGTCGTACGCGCACAGTCGCGCTTTCAACCGTCGCGGGTCGTTGACCAACCGCCCCGCGCGGTCCGCTTGGGTCAACAACCCGACGAACAACCACCGCGCCGCGGCGGGTAAGCTCCCGACGTCGGGGTCGTCAAATAGTTCAGGTTTCACGAACCGGATACGTCCCACGGTCGATCATTCCCCGGTGTCGGCGGTCCCGTCCTGGTCGTCGTCGTCGTCGCGCGGCCGCTTCACTTTCACTTTCACGGTTTCTTCTTCGGACACGACCGTGATCGTGATCCCGTCCCGCTGATAGATCGTCTTCCCGTGTTGATGCATCAACCCGAGTACTTCGGCTTTCAGGTTCGCTTCGCGCGCGTTCAACGCGATCCGCTTGTCGCGGATGTCCGCGTAGTCGGCCGCGGCCGCTTCCAGTTCGGGGATCGCGCCTTCAATCCCCGGAAGGTTCTGATTTCGCGGCGTCGTCGTGTCGGTCGTCGTGTCCATCGTTCACCCCACATTCCCCGAGCGGTACTAACAACCGTCGAACGCCCGCGTAATAGTGCGAGAGTTCGAACGCGTCCATCGTTTCCAGATACATGCGAAGGGTCGCGGCCGATCGACGTCGCCCGTCGGACGTCGACCGCGGGTCACAGTACGCGCGGTAGTAGACGCGCAACGCGCGCGCCGCTTTCGCGGGGACCTGACCGCGGGCGGGTGGCAATCGACCGTCCTTCATTCCCCAACCCCAAACCCCGCGAACGGGTTCAGCGGTCGCAAGCGGTCTTGCGCCAACGTGTACGCGCCCCGCCACCGCGGATCGATGTTTTCAGGACGGATCAATTCGTCGGCGGTCGCCATTCCGCGAAACGTGAACACTGGAAATGTTCCGGTCATCAGGACGTACACCCCCGGTTGTCGACGGTCGTTCTTATGTGGGGGTGCCATCAACGCCCCGTACGCGACCCGCGTGCATTTCACGTCGACCGCGGTATCGTCAGGTAAATGACAGTCGACGGGACCGTTCGCAATCCCGACCCCGAAATCGGGATACACGTTGACTAGCCGCGCGAACGCGAGTTCCCCTAACGCCCCTTCGAAGTGAAGATCGAACCCGGAACGCTTCCCGTCCACCGCCCGATCGGTAATACGGCCATTGGTCGACCCGTTTTGTTGCCGGAACCCCGCGATCACGCTCGCGACGACCGCTTCCAGGATCGACAACCGGACTTCTGTTCCCGCGTGAATCATCGGACGAACCTTTCCGTGGTGACCTTGCACCCTGGACCGCCGACGACGTCCAGGTCCGCGCGCAACGACGCGCCACGCATGCGTTCGGGCGTCGTCCCGTCCTGAAGTACGCCAGGTCCGAACAGGGACGGCGGGTCCGACAGTGACGCGATCGTCGCGCCGCGGACGATGATTTCGGCGCGTGGATGCTGCCCGATCGGACAGTACCGTTTGCGCGCATGAAGGTCGGTGACCTGGCAGTCGTCGCCCCACACGATCCGCGACAACGCGTCTTCCGCGGCGCGCGCCAGCTTCCCCACGTCGGGTTTCGTCAGGTGCGGCGTCGTGTCCGCGGCGTACTTGCCCGCCAGGAATTTCACGGGACGCGGAAGGTAGAAGGTCACGTCGAATTCCACCGCGCCCGTGAAGTAGATCCCGCGGTTGTGTTCCGCGTTCAGGGCGCGCGCGGCGACGTCCGCGATCGTCTGTCGCCAGGGAATCGTCCGCGCGTCGTCGTGGGACACCGTCGCGATCGGGCGACCGTCGCGTCGACGTCGCACGACGTGCGCGCGCATGGACCCTTGCGGAACGGGAACGCCAACGACGGTGAATCGCAGTTCCCGAGTCATCACCGAACCTGACGCGCGCGCAGAACGGTGCGCGGCCGACACCGCTTGCAGTACCCGACGTTCATCCAGACGTACAACGCGGGATTCCCGCATCCGCACAAACGCGACGCGGTCGACCACGGTTCGAACCCCGCCGCGCGGAGTCGTTCCTGTCGCGCGACGACGTCGCGGCGAAACGCGAAGTACCCGTCGTCGGTCGTCATGCCGATCCGCGACGGTTCCACGTGGGACCCGCGGCGATCGGACTTGCGCGGTTTCGATTTCGTCGCCCAATTGCCCACAGGTCACCCCGCGATCCGCCGCGCGACCCCATGCGAGACACAGATCGACACGGTGTCGGTCCCGAATTTCTTCGTCGGTCCGCTTCCGCGGACGGGTGTTACGTCGAACACGATCGGACGCAACGTGTTTGCGAGTCGGCGCGCGACTTCAACCGCGGCCGCTTCCGCGTTGTACGCGTCGACGTCGTCTTCCCGAACTGTCACGGTGAATTTCATTCGTGGTCCCTTTCGATTCGTCGTCGTCGGGGTCGGTGTAATACGTGTCGTGTCGCGCGTCGTGGATCGGCGGGGGCGGCGGGGCGATCGTCTTCACGCACCGACCGCACAGGTACCGATACCGATCGCCAGGGACCGCGACCAGGTACGTGGACGTGTACCGCCCGCATTCCCCGCAGTTGTTCAACCAGACAGTCCCGCCGCCCATCACGCGATCCAGAAGAACGACACGGCCGCGGCGACCAGGAACCCGATCCCGATCGCGTACAGCACGATCGCCAACACGTTCCGCCAGGTCGTCATAGGCGCGTGATGTCCAACCGGAATTGCCCGCGCGGGTTCGTCACCGTGTACGTCTTTTTCAGATCGGGTGGCAGTTCCACGCGCGACGTTTTCGCCCACTTCCCGGTGACCAGGAACGCGCCGACGATCCCGTGTTCGACGCCGCGCAGTCGCGTTTTCACGTCCTGGTCCAGCGACGCGTATTCGTCCGCCGCGGGTTTCAGGTCCGCGCGCCGCGTCAACGCCGCTTCCAGCTCGGGGTCCGCCAGGATCGTCGGTGCCGCGGCCGATAGCGGGGGATTGCACAGGTGGCCGTACCAGGGACACCGTCGGCATTCCGTCGCGTCGTCCAGGAAATCGGGCAAGGTCCCCGCGGTCGCGTGGTCGATCGCGTGTTCCGCTTTCGTCAGGAATTCGTCCATGCGATCCAGGTGACGATCCAGTTCGACCGGCAACAGTCGCGGAATCCCCGAGCGATCCAGCAATAGGAACCCGAACGGTTCCGCCGCCCCGAACAGGTACGACAGCAATTGATACCCGCCCGACCGCGTCCACGGGTTGTCGAAGACGTCCGCGAACGTGTCCAGTCGATCGGTCACCAGGGGCGACCACGACTTCACTTCGATCGGCGCGCGCGTTCCGTCGATTTCCAGACGCGCGTCGACCTTCCCGACGATCGCGACGCGGCCGCGACGGTCGCGCAACCGGAAACGTTCCTGTTGGCCGATCACGTTGAACGGCGGTTCCGCGTCGCGGCCGATCCGCGCCAGGTCCGCCAATAGGTCGCGTTCGCGATCGTCGCCGCGGCGAAACTTCGCCAGGAGTTCAGGATCGTACGCGGGCAACCGATCGGCGGACGTCATGTCGTACACCATCCGCCGATCGCACAGTCGCCACGCGGACGCGTACACGTAATCGTGAGGTTCCTGGTTGCGCGCGCCGCGCGCCAGGTAGTTCGACCACGCGGACTGAATCCCCGACGCGATATCCGCGGGGGCGATCACCGTCCACCCCACAGACTGTTTCCGCCGTACAGTCGTTCGAACCCGCATACCTGGCACACGAAGACGGGCGCGGTCGCGCGGAAGACGCCCGCGTCTTCGTGCGGGGTGACGGCCAGGGCGCGCGACACGTCGCCGCGCGCCGTGCGGATCGCGTCGTCGCGTGTTTGGACGGTCGCGCCCGTGATCCCGCGCGTCAGGATCGCTTCGCGGTCGCGCGCGGAAATCCCGTTGTTGCATGTTGGACCTTCGCAACAGATCAGGACCATGACGATCACCCGTCTTCCCCCGGTTCGCGGTCGCGGTGACGCGCGCCCCCGAAAATTTCGTCGGCCGTCGGGGGCGGTCCCGCGGGCGGATGGACTGGCGCGGGGTCGGTCGTGAATCCGGCCGACTGCGCGGGCGTCAACGACTCGCGGGCGGCGGACTGCAACGCCCACGCTTCCGCGTCGACAATGAATTTTTGGTTCGGGTGTTTCGCGTATTGCGGACACCCGTAAAACGCTTTCCGGTCCCCCTTCGCGGGACGGTAGACGCCGCGCGTTTTACAGTGCGGACAGACGGGCGGATCGATGTTCGGCGCGTTCGCCGCGCGCCCGCCGATCCGTTCGTCGCGCGTTCCGAACCCGCGCCCGCGGCGACAGTGATCGGTGGACTTGCCGGTTCCCGCCCATGCGCGCGCGATTTCTTCGACCGCAACACTTTTGAATCCGAATTCGCGGACGACGTTACCGTCGCAGTTCGCGCGCGTCGACTTGCGGACCAGGATGTCCAACGCGGTCCCCGTGACGTCACGACAGACGTCGTCCTTACTGGACCGCGCGCCTTCAATCCGGTACACGCGTTCGCCCGTCAATCGACAGAACCCGTCCGCCGTCTGGACGTAGTGGAAATCGGTGTCGTCCTTCGGGTTCACGATCTTGACGGGATCACTGACGTTGTAAATTTCGATCCCCATCCCGCCGCGCACACGATCACACCCCGCGTCTTCCAGGTACCCGACGATCTGTCCGCCGTCTTCGGTGCGCGCGCGGAACAGGACCCAGTCGGGCGGGGCGGTCCGCCGCAACGCGGCCAACCACGCGGTTTCCCACAACTGGTTCCGCGTCGTCAGGATCGCGATTGCGGTGTCACGGTGCGCGGCCAGTTGGTCCAGGGTGATCGGGACGTCGGGTCGTCGCAGTTCCAGGGCGGTCGCCGCGACAGGGTCGCGCGAATCCACGACGTCGCGGAAATCGGGGTCGTCGTCCGCGGGGGACGCGACGGCCGACGGACGCGCGGTCGGGTCGGACGGGTTCACGATTGCGCCCCCGCCGCGAGTCGGGGCGCGGGTTTGGGTTTGGGTTTCGCGGCCAGTTCGTCGCGTTGCGCGCGAAGGACGATGACCGCGTGATTACGCGCGGCGATTTCCGCTTCCAGTTGTTCGATGGCGCGATCGATCGCGGACAGTTTGTTCTTCGGCATATCAGAACCGTCCTTTCCAGGTGGGAGTTACGCGGCGGGGTCGCGCCGCTTCCGGGACCGTGCGTCGACCGCGTCCAGGAACCGCGCGATCTTGAATCGCGTTCGTTCGCGCGGAACCGTGGTCAGTCGGTGCGTCAACGCCGCGTGCAACGCGCGCGCAGTGACGCGACACCCCGCGCGTTGCATTTCGCGGGCAAGCGCGTCGAACGTTAGATCGCGTTCCAGTCGGTACCGTGCGAGTCGGTCCAGGTCCGCCGCGATCGGGTCGGGGGGGGAATCGGTCGGGGTTGCCGTGACAGGTTGTTTCGCCACGGCCGCGCACCTTACGCCCGTTGCGTACGGATTGTCAAATAGGGTATGAATGCACAGTTATTTCGCGGGTCACGGAATGGTGTTCAGAGTCATCCATACCGTATCCGCATTTGCATCCGTTTCTAACGTTATGGTAATGTCCGCCGCCTATGGCGTTTCCAACCCTGTTACGAAAACTTCGCAAACGGTACCCGTCCGTCCGCGCGTTCGCCCGCGCCCTGGACGTCGACGCGTCGCACCTATCGCGCGCTATGTCCGTGAAACACGGTCAACCGTTCGACGTCCGCGGGTGTCTGCGACTGGCGCGCGTCACGGGGTACGACCCCTTGATCATTTTGCGGGCGGCGGGGAAAGACGAAATCGCCAATCTGATAGCGGAATTGCGCCCGACGGCGGGGACCCCGTTGTCGGAAGATCAACGCGCATTGCTCGCGGCACACGACGCGATCCCGGATCTACAAATGCGCGCGAACGTCGTGGAACTGGTCAAGCGAATAGCCGCGGGGTCCGTCGCCGCGGCAACACAACAGGTCCGCGCGTAGAACAACCCGTACGCGCCGTACGGGGAATCAGTCGTTCGTTTGTTACGCGTTCGGTACGCGGTCAGGGGTGGAACTATGCGTCACGGTCAGCAACATCCACGGATCGTCCTGGCGACGTCGCGTCGAATGTCGCGCGAAGAAATACGCGCCCGCGCGAAGACGACGGACGCGATCCTGTTAGACATTCGCGACGCGATCGGTCCCCGCGTCGCGCGCCCGCGTCCCGTGGACGCCGCGGTCCGCCCCGACACGACGCACAGCAAACAGATCGATCCGTTCACGACGATCACGACGCGGCGGAACGCGCGGTACGTCATGGTGAAGATCGAATGTCTGGTCGGTGCGGCGGGACGACCTGACCTGTTTCTCGTACGAATCGGCAAACGTACCGCCTGACGAATACGGGCGGGATCGCGCGCGTTTGCCGGACCGCGCGCGATCGGGGGAACGTCTCGCAGTCGAGACTACATAAGGAGGAAGTGATTTATGTATCTTGCAGAGCGATTCACCGACGCAATGAAGAACGGCGGTCGCGCCCTGTTCGCGGGCGTCGGGACGGAACAACTGCCCGTGGAGTTCCGCAACCACCCGCGGGTGATCTGTTGGGATTCCGATTCGCCGCAATTGACGACCGAACGGCGGATCGATCTTCCGCCGCGCGTCCGCGTCGTGGTCCTGTCGCGGTTCATTACGCATTCCGCCGCGAAGCAACTATCAAAAGCTTCGAAACGCGCGTCCGCCCTGTACTTTGGGAAGGTCACCGGGACGGGAGAAATCGCGCGGATTCTTCGCGGCGCGTTCCCGCCCGACAACGACGCAATCCCGTTGACCGATCTTCCCGCGATCCCTGTAGGACGAACACCGACACAAAAAAATGGTTCGACACCTGGCACGGATCACGTATCATCCGCCGCGACCATGACACCCGCCCCCGCACGCGCGCCCGTCCACGCGCCACCGCGAGACGACACCCCCGTCGGTCCCTTCGACACCATGACCGCCGCGATCCGTCACTTCGCGCGCCACGAACTATCACAGGTCCCGCCGCCAGGACGTCAACGATCGTCGCCGCTGCCGTTGTCGTTCTATGAAGGACTGGCCGCGAACCTTCGGGGTCACGGGTTCCCCGACGTCACCGTCGCACAGGTGACCGCGTTGTTTTCGAACGCGCGTGGCCAGGAACGCCGCGCAATGGCACTGCAACCGGCGGACACCCCGCCGCCCGTCCGCGTCGAAGACGTCCCCGCGCCCGCGGACGTCGTCGTTCCCACCCCGCCCGCGCCGATCGTCGTCGCGGCGGACCCGCTACCGCCGGACCTGGACACGTTGGTTCAAATGGCCGCGGACCTGGACGTCCACGCCATCGCCGCAAGCGAACTAGCGGATCAACTGCGACGACTGGTCACCGAACAACGCGCGTTGCGAACGATCAAAACGCGGTACGACGCAATGGTCGCGGTCGCGACCGCGGCGTCCTGAACCGCCGCGCGGGTTCCCGTGGGGTTTCGGTCACCGTTCGACGCGGCATGGCGTCGCCGCGTTCGAATGCGATCGGTCCTTCGACGCCAGAGCGGAGTACGAATGCCCAAACGAAGAATCGTCGTGGCCGACCGCATCATTGTCGGCGGGGAACGCGCATTGATGCGGAACGCGATCACCACCGCAATCGCGGCGATCGATCGCGAAATCGCGGATCTGGAAAAAACGTTAGCCGAACGGCGCGACGCGGTCGCCACGTTGCGCGGTCGGATACGCGGTCCTGAACCGATCGCCCTGGACTACAGCGGATTAGGACGTCCGCCAGGACCAGGGCGTCCACCAGGACCAGGGCGTCCGCCAGGGAAACGACGACGGAAGTTGTCGCGCGCCGCGCGCAAACAGATTTCCGAACGAATGAAGGCACGATGGGCCAAGTACCACGCCGCGAAAAAGGGATGACGATCATGAACACGACGACGACGACCGCCGCCGACAACGTGATCAATCTTCGTGATGGTGGCGTCGTCGTCGTCCTGTTGGGCGACGGTCAGGAGATTGACGACGATTACCGACTCCACCCGTCGGTGTACGTGGTCGACACCGCGCCGCTTGGACCCCACGACGTCGGGAAGTGTTTCCCGTCGAACGCTAAAGCGGTGATCACGACGCGGTGGATTCCCAAACCGCTGTACGACCGTCTGAAATCCGAATTCGATCGACGCCGCACGATCCACCTGTTCCGGGATGGGAAAGCGGCAGTGAACGACGAACTACGGAAGATCCTGGCGCGGAGTACGCCCGCGCCCCCGCCGCCGCCGACGACGCCCGCGAAGACGGACGCGGCATCGAAGAACGGGGACGGGAAGGACGGGAAGATCGCGCCGCGTGGATCGATCAAAATCCTGGTCGCAGAACAGGACCCGACGAAATCGATCGCGGAAGAATCGCGACGCCTGTTCCGACTCGCACAGGAACGCGGCATCACCACGACGTACGGGTCGGTCGCGCAAGCGGTGTCCGTGTACCGGCGGAAACACCGACTGGGCGATCGTCCCGCGTCGATCGTGGCGAAGACGCCGCAACTGCGCGCCCTGCAAACCCTGGACGAATCGATCGACGGACTGTCCGGGATGATCGAACGACTCCGGGGGATTCGCGACTTCGTGGAAAAATCGGACCGCGCGAACGACGAACTACAGTCGAAGCTCGCGTTGATGCGGGAAGCGGTCCGCGCGGTGGACGAAATCTGACGTGTGGCGATCGTGGTGAAGTGGTCTAACACCAGGGACCGCAAATTCCTGATTCACGGGTTCGAATCCCGCCGATCGCCCGACTTACTGAACCGTGGTGAAGTGGTCTAACACCTGCGACTGTGTATCGCAGATTCGTCGGTTCGAATCCGGCCGGTTCAGCCAACCAACCTGACAGGGGGAACAGGATTTCCAGCGACAGAAACGGGGGAACGGTGACCGAAGACGAAGTGACCCAACTGCGAAAAAAACTGGCGGATGCGGAACGGCGGTTGAAGGACCGCGACGACGAAAACCGGGAACTGTCGGATCTACTCGGGGTCGCCGCGAAGCAAAACGAAGAACTGCGCGCGCAGTTGAAAGCGGTCCACGCGCGAATGGACGGGAGTACGTGACGACCGCGGACGACGTGAACGTCTATCCCGCCAGGGTCGCGCGCGATCGTTACTCCGGGTCGCCCGTCCACGCGGCGCGGGTCGAAGTAACGAAGGTCGATCGCGTCACTGAGACGGCCGACGATACGCGCGCGCGTACCGCTTGCGGTCACGTCATCCGTCATCCGATCGATCGCGCGAACGACGCCATTACGTGTCGGCCGTGTCTGAAACAGATCACGCGTCGGGGGTGACCCATGACCTGTAAACACTGCGACGAAGAAATCGACCGCGACGAACTGGTCGCGGTGCCGTCGCGCCGCGGGATCGTCCTGGTTAGCGTCCCTCACGGGTTCCACCTGGAATGTTGGATGCGCCTGACGATCGGATCGGTCGGACATCAGTTGAAAGTGTGTTCGTGTTTCCGCGGGGACGGGGAAGTGTACGACGACCCGCCAGGACTATCGGTGCGCGACGCGGCAATCGCCGCGTTCGATCTTGCGATGGAACTGCGCGAGTTAGATGCGACCGCCCGTCGTCCCCGATCGGCATGATGACCGTTCGACTATTCGTGTGTTTCTTCGCGGACCTGGTCGGTTGATCGTCCGCGGGTCGCGCCGTCCCGTCGCGGACGTCGCGGCCGCGTTGGAAATCGCGCGCGTCTTGCGCGCCCGCGGGGAACGCCAGGTCTGGATCGCGCGGTTGCCGGACGCGGCCGTCTTGCCGTCTGAACGCGCGTTGCATTTAGGGGGAATCTGAATTCATGGCGACACGGATCAACGCGGACGGAACCAGGACCGAAATCGCGCCCGCCGACGGCGCGACGTTTTCCCTGGTCGAACTACAAACGATCGTCGGCGGATACATTGAAGCGGTCCGACTCCGATCGGGCGCGTGGATGTTCGTCAACGAAGACGGCAAGCGGTTAGGACTGCCAACCAACGTCGTCGCGACGACGATCGCGCACGAACGCGGGTATCTGCCCGCGGACGACTGGATCGTCGGGGACGTGATCGTCACGACGCCGCACGAAGCGGGGGCGGGGGAACCGTGACCGACGACACGAAGTGTCGCGACTATCAACCCGATCACAACGGGGAATGCCTGAACTGCGACGGGACCGCCGCCGATCACGAATGGCCGTCACTGTGCGGACGGTGTTACGACGACGGACCGACGTTCCCCGCGAACTGCGCGGAACGTCCCGAGCTACTCGCGTGGCAAGCGATCGGGATGTATCACTGTCCCGATTGCGGCGCGATGGTCGTCGCGGGGTGGCCGCACCCGGAATTGTGCCGACTCTGCATCGATCGCAACCATCCGGGGTTCGACGCGTGAAAGACACGTACGGCAAGCGGAACGCGGGGCGGGTCTGGTTGGAAGTGATCCCGTTGACGTTTGGGCGCGCGCGCCTAGTCGTCCTGGCGACCGAACACGCGTGGACCGTGGAAGACGGATGGTGATACGACACCCCCGCGGCCGCGGTCGCGGCCATGCACGCATGGGACCCCGACGTCGACCCGGAACCGACCGGATGGACGCGCCATCCGTCGACGGGACGTCGTCGCCCTGACGGGGACGCGTCGCGCGAATACGTGAGTCAGTGAACGAGGGAAGGGAAAGACGATGGCGGATTACTACGTTCTAGACGACGACGGTAATCCGGTTCCCGTTGCTGACGCGATCACGTGGGGCGTCTGGTACGAACACGCGGATCGCGTCGTGAAACAAGATTACGTCGAAGGGATATCCCCGCCCGTTGGCGTGTCGACGGTGTTTCTAGGTCTTGACCACAATTTCACAGGGACGGGTCCGCCCGTCTTATGGGAAACCATGGTGTTTGGAACGTCGTTGGATGGACGGATGCGTCGGTACACCAGTCGCGACGCCGCGATCATGGGTCACGCGGAATTGTTAGCGGACGTCCGCGCCGCGTACGACCTGGAACAGTTGAAGAAAGGGACGCCATGACAGACAAACCGAAAACGAGTCCGATCGTGATGGTCTTCGCGATCCTAATCGGGATCGCGATCGTGTCGTTCTTCGTCCGCACGTGTTTCGGTCCGCCGATCTAGGGTGACGCATGACCCCCGTTTTCCGACTGCGGAACGTGAACGTGTCGATCGGGGACCGCGGCGCGTGGGTTGTGGAATTTCGCGTACGAACGCGCGTGGTCGAATTGTGGGAAACGACGAAGGACCTGGCGGACGTCGACGTCGTGAAATTGATCGAATCCTGGATCACGCGTGGCGTGGTCCTTCCGCCGCCTGACGGTCGCTAGGAACGCGCGCGGCGCGGACCTGGCGTCGGTTCATCGATCGGGGCAATCGACGTCCCATGCAACCGACCCGCGGTCGCGCGCCACGCGTTCCCCGTGGAAGACGCACCGATCGAACCACGAACACGTATCCGGGTACGGACACGATGGACACGTCAGTCGGGCGGCGGTTCCGGCCGATAGATCGCGACGCGGTGGGTCGGACACGTCCCCAGACTGGACAGACGTCGACGTTCCGCGCGCGACGTCCACCACCGAACGATCCGGGTCCACCAGGTCACGCCAGGAACGCGGCCGCGAGCAACGCGACCGCGAGCAACGCGAGTCGATCGCGCGCGCCCGCCGACAGGTACGCGGACACCAGCAATAGCACGATCCCGACGACGAAACACGCGGTCTTGATCGTCATGGCGATTACTTTCGGAACAGGACGCCGTCCGCGTCGATCGGGGTCCACCCCGGTTCCGGTGCGGCCGTCCCGTTTTGCTGACACCGCACCATACACGGACCGACGACATAGGTTCGCGCGTGGTCCGGTTGTCCCGCTTCCACGATGCGGCGGTACGGACCGAGCGGCGCGTCATCCGCGAACGCGTCCAGTCCTTCAAACAGGGCGGTCGCGCAGTCGATTTCTTCGTCGGTGATCGGCCATTGTTCCGGCGACCCTGGCGCGGTCGAATTCTTCCCGCTGTTACTGTGAAACGTCGCGCCGCATCCCATGATCGCGGACGCGCCGCCGTACGCGCGGAAATCGCGAATCTTTTGCGCGCGATCCCCTGGCGCGTCTTCCGGTTTCCCTGGTTCGTCCAACGCACACGGCATCTTGAACGGCGGATGTTTCTTACTCGGGCCGTCCCCGTTCCAGAATTCCAGCGCGTCATGCGCGCGCCGCGGCCAGTCGAACGTCCGCGCGGAATGGTGCGCGATGTAGTGACCCGACGGCATGAAGGATTCGTCTTCGTAGATCCCCGACGACCAGACCAACGACGACGCGTCCAGGATCGGGTAAAACCGTTCGACCTGAATCCGTTTGTTCGTCAGGGGTTCGTTCCCGATTTCGATCACCAGGTTGTCCGGGTCTTCCGCCGCCAGATATTCCGCTAGGTCCAACATGGGCGGGTAGCGGTGTTCATAGTCACTGGTCATCAACGTGAGTTCGACCCGGAATCCCTGACCGGCCATCGCGCGCAAGAAATCAACGACAACGTCGTTCGGCGGATACGTCCAGGTCGCGGGCGGGTCCCATTCGACGTACGTCCAGACGCGACACACGTTCGCGGATGCGGGAAACGTTTTGCGAACCCATGAAATGTCGTCGCCGCGCGCGAAGCGATCCAGGAGACGGAACTGCGACAGCCCGCGGTACCGTTCGGCGGTTCCGTCCGGTCGTCGGAAGACGTGGCCGTCCGCGATCCATCGCGCGATCGGGACGGGACGACTTCCGCCGCCCGTCGTCGCGACGGTCAGCAATCGTCGGTGCGCGTCCATGACGTCACTTCACTTCCGCGCACGGCAACAGATACGACCGTTGACGATCGTTCCAGTCGCGATCCGCGACCAGTCCCGCCGCGGTGTAATGGAAGACTTCGAACGCGCCGACTTTGTCTTCGGGTCGCCATTCGACCGCGCCCGCGTCGGTGATCGACAGCATGGGCGGTTCCCCGTTGCGCGCGCGTTGAACGGACTTCAACGCGATCGTTCCCCACTTCGCCAGGTCGGGCGACGCGGCGATCGTCTCGCACGTTTCCGCCGCGATCGGCGGGACCTTCGACGTTCCAAGATCGACGTACAGCATGGGCGGTACCTCAGGGGTCGGGGGTTGCGGCGGAACCGGATCGGGCGGGTCCGGATCGGGCGGAACCGGATCGGGCGGAACCGGATCGGGCGGATCGGGCGGATGCGGGTCGGGCGGATCGGGCGGTTCCGGGTCGGGCGGATCGGGCGGATCGGGCGGGGTGATCGCGGTCAGTGGTCCCCACGTCGCCGCGGGTCCCGCGCCGACGACGTATCGCAGGGACGCCCGATTCGCGTGAAAGACCGTCAGGTCGTACGGACCTTCACCCGCGGTCAACGACGACGCGACGACGACGTCGTCCCCGATCGCGACGACGTCGTAATCGAACATGGTTTGGGTACGAATCGTGTACCCGTCACTGGACCCGTCGGGTTGGACGACGACGCCCGCAGATTCCGACCAGTACACCAACCAGTCTTCCCCGTTGACCGTCGCGAGCTTCACACCCGACGCGTCCGCGAAGAACGGACGCACGGGCGCGCGCCCGTACGCGCCACCTGGCCAGATCGCCCGATCGTTCTGAATCGCGACGTACGACAACGGGTATCCGTCGGGACGATCGACGCGCGTTCCGTCGCGGTGAACGATCGTCAACCCCGCGGACCCGAAGTAATCCGTCTTGTAAACGATCGTTCCGTCCAGGGCGACGTCCGCCGCCCCCGCCCCGACCTGGTCCCCGAGCGAACCGAACTGGACGGGCGGATTCGTCGCGATCAACGCGACCCACTTTCCGCCCCCGCCCGCAATGAAGTTGAACGCGCGCGGGTCGATAACCCACAGGGCGGTCCCGTTCGGGTCCGCGAAGGGACGCCACCCGTACACCGCGCCACCCGCGTCCGCGAACGCGACCAGGATCGTATCGTCGTCGTACCAACACCCGCGGCCGTACGTCGCGAACGGGTACGGACGTTGATTCAGTGACCCCTGAATCCCCGCGACGCCACAGATCGCGTCCCCGCGGGAATTCAGTTTCGGCATACGCGCACAGTGCGCGCGCGGCCGCGACGGAGTCGAAATTAAGTACCGGAAGTGGGGACGGAGCGATTCAGATCGGACCGCCCAACATGACGTGCCAGAGTAACGCGGCGAAGATCGCGACGAACGGCCACCGCCACCACCGACGTTTCCCAAAGATCCGCCGTATCCATTGCGAAATCCGCGGCCGCTTCGTTTTCAACGCCCATAGGTCGAAGACGATCACGACCACGACGATCGCGAGTAGAACCCACCCCGCCAGGTTCGACGTCGACGTCGGGGGCGGCGGGGGCGGCGGGTCGGGTTGTTCGCACTGCGCGAACGTCACGGGTCACCGCGGCGGTTATTGGGGCGTCCCCGTACACGTCCCGGTGAACGCGCCGTCCGCGATCAACTGCGTACAGACCCATTTGTTCATACTAGGATTCGGGGCGGCGAAATTCGTTTTGTTGAACGTCTTGATCATGGCCAGGACGTCCGCGTATCCCGTCGGCGCGTTTTCGTTCACGAATCCGTTTGAACAGACCAGTCCCTTCGGGTTGACCTGTGATCCCCACGTACAGGTCACGCGCGCGGCGTTCGTGACGTCGGGCGTCAATTCCACGACGAACACCGCGGGGGTCCGCGATACCGTGATCGTGTCGTTCGAATAGGACGCCAGGGTCGCGGTTACCGGCGTCGTCAGGGTCAATTTTTCTTGTTGCGCGGCCGCGGCGACGATGACCGTCGCGACCATCGCGACTATCAAAACGGGGCGGGTCATGGTTTGTCCTTCGCTTTCGGCACGTACGTCCACGAATCGACGTTCAGGTCGTACCCGTCGCGTTCCAACGCTTTCAGTTTCGCGGCCAGGGCCGCTTTCGTCTGGTCGAATTGATAGGTCAGAATTTGCATTTGCGCTTGTAACAGTTGCAACCGTTGCAGGTCATTCACGACCTGTGAATGCGTCAGTTCGGGCGGGGGCGGCGGAACCGTGCCGACCGCGGACGCGATCACGGGCGTAAGACCGCCGCGACGTTGACCCGCGTACACCACGACCGCCGCGACCGCGACACTGGCAACGACGAACGCGACCAGATACCGATATCGTGTCATTGTCGGCCCGCCTTTCGTTCGAGCGCGGCGATCCGCGCGTTCAGGTCGGAAATGTATAACTGTTGCTGTTCCTGTCCCTGCCACAGTCGCCGCGTCATCCCGCCCATTTCCCGTTCCCGTTCGAACGCGTCTTGTGTTGGCATCCAGGGCAAGCGGAATTCCGTACGCGTCACGCGGTCGGTGTCCGCGAGCGAGTACAACCGATCTTGGTGAGGCGCCTTACTACTGCCCGCGTACGCCAGTTCGAAGACCCAATCGGTGTTGATGGTCCCGTTCGAATACAGCGCGACCGCGTTTAGCGTTCCGGTCCCTTTGTCCCCGCCCGTCGGGGCGCCGACACGCGCGCCCCCGCCAGCGGTCAACGTCATGATCGTTCCGTTATTCGCGACTAGTGACAGATTCGTCGCGGTCCCCGTGCCGATAAACGTCGAACCCATGCGTACCGTGTTCGTCCCGTCAGACGCGTTGAATTCCCCGCCCGCACTAATCACGGCATTCGTCGTCAGGCCGGTAAACTGCAACGTGTCCAGTTGCCACGTTGCGGTTTTCGACAGCATCGAAATTGTGGACGTACTGGATCCCGGTGCGCTTAAGAGGTTGATGTACGCGTTCCGCGTCGCGCCGCTATTCCCTTGCGCCAGGAGATTGTTCG